CTGGAACGTGTGCCACAGCTTCAGCGGCGAGGTCACCACCACCTGGTCCAGGTTGAACCGGCTCGGCTGCCCATCCGCCGGCCCCGCCCAGTAGATATTCCCAGGACCCAGAGCCGCCGCCCCCAGCTCCGCCCCCACCTCGCTCTGCGCCAGCCGCAGCTTGGCCTCCAGGTCGATCCCCTCGGCGTCGGCCGCCTCCACCAGGTTGGCCTCGTACCCCGCCAGGTCCTCGACCCCGGAAATGTACCCATCGGTGAACAGAGACATCGCTTATTCCTTGCCGCCGGACCGGCCCCCCTGCTGCAGCGCCCGCAGGTCCGACTCGCTCAACACCGTGAACTGGATCTGCGCCGAGGCTCGCTTCTGCTCCTCGCGCTCCTTCTCCTCCGCCAATTGCTGCCGGAAGGCCTCCGCCTCCGCCATCCCGGCCGCCTCCGCCGTCCCGTCTGCCAGCATCCGCGCGGCCACCTCCCTGACCACCTCGGTCAGGCGCCCCGCCATCCCTCCGTCCGCGGTGGCCCGGCTCTTCACCACCACGAACTCCTCCCCCAGCGACTTCTCGATCTCCCGCAGCTTCCGGTAGTAAACCTTTAGGTCCATGGTTTTCAGCTCTCAGTCAGCAGTCGTCAGTCGTCAGTGGCCGCCCCACGGCTGACCACTGACAACTGACAACCCCTTTCTACGAATTCACCTGCACCCCGAAGCTGTTCCGCAGCAGGGCCGCCCCGTACAGCACGTCCACCGTGAACTGCTGGGCCAGCGTCGACGGCTGGTAGCTCATCAACACCCGCATCCCGAAGTTCCCCAGCTCCCCGTACTCGGCGATCGCCCCGCTCCCCGGCAGCGGTTGCGGCAGCCGCCGGATCACCAGCCCGATCGCGTCCCGCGCGAACGCCAGGTTGTGCGTCGTCACCGGACCCGACCCCGTCTCCACCACGTACTGCGACCGGAAGACGTAGAAGTCCTTCAGACGGCCCACGCTCCCGTTGATCAGCGCCGACACCCCGGCTTCCCCGGCCGTGCGGAACTCGCTGAACCGCGGGATCTGCCGCAGCGCCGAGTACGCATCGGCGTCCACCACCAGGTACTTGTTCTGCGCCTGCGGCACCTTGGCCGTGAAAAGCGCCGTCTCGGCCGCGTCGATCACCGCCTCGGTCGGCGCCGTCCCCGCTGTCCCCACCGGCGAATTGGACGTGAACCCCGCGTACAGGTTCAACAGGTCCCGTTCGATCTTCTCCCCGATCGCCACCACCGCCGGCTGCAGGTACGTCATCAACAGGTCCGGTGTGGCAAGCGCCTTGGTCACGTCCGGAATCAAGAACGTGGCCTCCACGTGCGTGTTCAGCACGATCTGCGCGTTCCCCAGACTCGGGTTCTGCGTCGTCACCGTGCCCCCCTCCGCGATGTTGCTGGCCGTCAACGCCGGCGGGATCGGCACGTTCACCGTGTCCCCCGCCTGCGCCAATACCGGCTCGTAGTTGCGGTTCACCAGGTTGCCCATCACCAGGTTTCCCACGAGCGCGGGCAACGCATCGGCCGCCACCAGTTTCACAATCGCTTGCGCGACGTTTGCTGAAGTTATTGCTGGCATTCTTTGCTCGCTCCTTTTTTTTGTTCTGGCTTTACAGCCAGTCTCCGAAGTCCTTCCCCGCGATCCGCGCGATCTCCTTGCGCGCCCGCTGCTTCTCCTCGGCCGTCATCCCCGGCCGAATCCTGCTCAGATCGAATACGCCCCCTTCGCTCTCCACCCCCCGGCTCGGGCTCGCCCCGCTGCCTCCCGCAATCCGGGCCGGCAGAAATTCCGGGTTCTCCGCCACAAATCTCGTTAGGTATTCCTCGAGCGGCACGCTCCCTTGCTCCGTCCGCGCATACAGGTCCCCGCTCTCATCCCGAAACACTTCGTCCTTCACCAGGCGGAAGGCCATCTCCGGCTTCTTCACCCCCACCCGCTCCAGCCCCGCCTTGATCGCCGTGTGCCGGTTCGCCTCCTCCGACGCCGCCCGGTGCCGCCGCGACTCCTCCTCCATCTCGCTCAACCGCCGCTCCAGCATCTCCCGCCGCCGCCGCTCCTCGCCCAGCTCCGCCCGCGCCGCCGGCTCCTTCGCCTCCGCCGCCTTCCGCGCGTACTCCGTAACCGCCTCCTCCACAATCCGCCGGATGTCCACCGTTAGCCCCTTGACCTCCTGATCCATTCCCCCCCCCCAATCTGTCAATCTGTCAATCCCTCAATCTGTCAATGTCCGCTAGAGCCGGTTCTCTATCTCCCCCGCCACCCGGCTCTTGACCTCCTGGCTCGCATCGTCCAGATACTTCAGCGCCAGCCGCTTCTGCATCTCCCGCGTGAAGGTCCCCGAGGAGATATCCAGATCCCGCAGACGCCGCGCGTTCTCCAGCTCCTCGCTGAAGTCATGCACGTCGAACTGGTCCAGACCATTCACCTCCACCGTCACACCGTCCTGGCGCGCCGCCGCCACCAGCTCCAGCGTCCGCCGCAGGAAGTCCTTCACCATGTCGCCGTAGGCCCGCAATACCTCGTGCGTCACCATCTGGTCCCGCTGCTTGCTCGCCGCCGACTGCGCCAGCGCCTGCGCCTCCCGCCCCGCCGCCTGCGTCATCAGGTAGCACACCCGGTATATCTCGTCCTTCAGCCGCTCCAGGTTCTCCGCCGCCAGTCGGTACACGTGCCCCTCCGGCTCCGTCCACCCGAACTTGTCCTCCGGCCCGAGCTGGATGTAGTAGGCCTCCCCCACGATCTGGTGCCACTCCCGCTCCGAGTAAATCACCGGCATCGCGAACAGCCCCATGTGCAGCGCCCACGACAGCGCGTTGGACTTGTTGAAGTGCTCCTGCTGCAGCAGCGCCGCCTTGTTCGCCAGCCACAGCCCGTCGGTGATCTCCAGCGTCACCAGCGGCACCCGCCCCATTCCTGCCAGCGCGTGCCGCCCCTCGTCCTCCAGCGCCGCCGCCGGCTCGCTTCCCGCCGCCTCTGTCCCCGGACGCGTCTGCACCCACGTCCGGAAGTTCTCCTTGTCGTAGTACGTCCACCGCCGCTCCACAACCTCTTCCGGACTCTCGAACTCCGGCTGGAAACGCGACTCCGTCCTCACCACCACCCACTCGTAGCCGCCCCTGCGGTCCTGCCGCCAGTTGATCACCTCCGCCGGCGAGTAGCTCACCAGGTACGCCCGCGACTTGCCCAGCGCGTCCTCCTCGGCCCGTGTTCCCGCCGCTGCCCGCACCCGCGGGAAATCGATCAGCGCATAACTCTGCTGATACACCAGCGCCTGGATGAACGCCCGCCGGCAGAACTCCAGCAGCGACTTCCCCTCCAGATCCGCGTCTTTCAGGAAGGCCCCGTAGAATTCCCCCTCCCCCGTAACCGTGATCACCGGCTCGTTCCGCAGCAGCGTCGCCGCGTACCAGTCCACGATCGACCCCAGGTAGTTTTCGTAAAACGCCCGCTCCAGCCGTTCCCGGTAGACCTCACCCGGCTCCTTCTGACGCCGCACCAGGTACTGCCCCGCATTCCGCCGCAACTGCTCCCCGCCGACGTAGAAATCGTGATACCGCTGCCACATCTCCCGCCGCGCCCGGTACTGTGGATGCTCCCGATTTAGCACCTCGATCACACCAGCCTCCTCGATTGCTCCCCGGCCTTCGCCAGCGGCCGGTCCCGCCGCCACAAGTAATACCCCAGCGCGTCCGACAGGTGGCTCCGCCGCGGGTTCGTCTCTTTGTCGATCTGTCCCGTCCCAGCCTTGTAGCAGACCTGCTCGAAGTCCTGAATCAGCTCCTTGCACCGCGCGTCCACCACAAGCCGGCGATCCCCTCCCGCGCTCCGCAGCCGGGAATTCACCACGTTCACCCGGTCCCGCACCGCCGGGTTGGCGCTCGATGTCAGCACCTCCCCCCTCAGCTCCGGATGCCGCCCGAAAAACTCCCGGATCAGGTGGAAGTCCGACTTCCCGGTCACCGTGTGCCCGTGCTCTCCGCTGGCGTCCCCGTACACCTCCACCCCCCCGCGATGCTCCTCGTACCGCCGCAGAAACTCCTCGCACACCTCCGGCGTCGACGACGTTCCGATCACGATCTCGTCCACCACCACTATGTCCCCCCCCCGCTGCTGGCAGATCACCGAGCACATCGGGTTCAGGTTGAAGTCCCACGACCACTGCACCGGCGCCGTCGCATCCAGCTCGTACCGCCCCACGTTCCCCTCCCGGTCGAAGGCGTAGTACACCTGCCCCGCCATCACGTTCAGATACCGGCCCAGCGCCTCCTGCTCGAAGAACCTCTCGTCGTAGCTCGCCTTCAGCCGTTCGTAGAAGTCCGGCACCTTCGCCAGCAGGTGGCGGTTCTCGTACGGTTGCGCCTCGATCAGCTCGTACCCCGCCACCGGCTCGCTCTTGAACCGCCGGTGCACCCAGTCGAATCCCTTCGGCGTCCACACCCCGAAGCCACCCAGTCGCTCCGCCCGCGGGTCCCGCAGCCGCCCCTCCAGCCGCAGCCACGCCTGTTCGGACGTGTACGTCATCTCGTCGACCCCGAACCACGCCAGGTTCGTGCCCCTCACCCGCTCGAACTCATCCAGCGACCGGAACAGTATCTTCGACCTCGTGTCCCGCATCGTCACCGTGTTGGTCCCCTTCTGGAACTCATACGGCAGCCGGCTCTGGAGGCAGATCTCGAAGAAGCTCTCCTGCGTCGCGTCGCGCAGCATCGGGTATGTCGGAGCCCCGATCAACCCCGTCCTCCCCGCGTTGACGTACGCCATCCGGATCGCCTCGTGGCACAACGCCAGGCTCTTGCCCGATCCCACCGGCCCGCTGAAGCCCTTGAACCGTGCCCGGCTGGCGTGGAAGCGTTTTTGTGATGGCAGCGCGTCATACCTTATCCTTCGCTCGACGATCCGTCCTCGCTCTCGCTCGACTCCCATCGAACCTTCACTTCCTTCACGTCCTCCCCTTCACCGCCCAAATCCTTCTCCAGCTTCAACAGCTTCACCAGGTCATCGATGGCCTTGCCGTTGTCTCGTTGCAGCCTCGTTGACAACGCCCGGTACGCCTGTTCCATCAGCTTCTGCCGATCGACGTCCACCTCTTCCGGTTCCGGCCCTTTTCCCTCAGCACTCTCTGCGGCCGGCTGCCCTTTAACCGGCTTTCTCGTCCTTCTCTTGCTCGCTCTTGTGGCCTTCCCCTTTTTCTTTGGCTTGCTCACGTAGCACTCCCCAATAAAAAAGCCCACCCCGCAGCCCGGGGTGGGCCAGAATCACCGTGCGCACGCCTTCACTCTGGGTTCAGCTTATCATCGCTCCGTTCATCTCCCGCCCCCGCTCCAGGCGATGTTGCTGAAAACAAATCCCCAATATTTTGCAATCTCCAGTGAACGCCTCGGCCCTGCTAGATTTGAAAGCGTGCCGGGCGCCCCGCTCATCCTCGCCGACGACTTCTCCGGCGCCTGTGACGCTGCCGCCCGCGCCGCCGCCAATGGCTACTCCCCCGCCGCCCTCCTCGCCCCCGGCCCCGAGCCTCCTGATGCCGGCCTCCTCGCCCTCTCCACCGAAACCCGCCACGCCGCCCCCCCCCAAGCCCGTCTCTGCATCCGCTCCCTCGCCCCCGCGCTCGCCGGACGCGTTCTCTACAAGAAGATCGACTCCACCCTCCGCGGCCCCTGGATTGACGAGGTCGACGAGCTGCTCGCCGTCACCAGCTATACCCAAGCCGTCGTCTGCCCCGCCTTTCCGGCCCTCGGCCGCGCTGTCCGCGGCGGCCGGCTCTACCTCGACGGCCACCCCGCCCAGCAGATCGTCTGCCCCTTCACCGTCCGCGACGCCTCTACCGAAGACGACCTCGCCCGCCTCGCCGCCGAAATCTGCGATTCCATCCTCCCGGTCGGCTCCGCCGGCCTCGCCCGCCACTTCTTTCGCCCC